TAAGGGTGTATTTCAAGTGACTGGTGAGATCGTGGCTCCTAAAAACATTGAAAATGCTAGGAATTATGCGGCAGGCGCACTAAATCTAAAAAATGCAGATGAGTTTAAAACTAGAGCTATTAGTTTCTTTGCATATGGGATACAACCAAGTATTGGTTCAACATTTAATCAAGATATGGTTGAGTTGAAATCTTTTGGATTTAGTGTAATTAATGAACCTGATCTAGATAAAATCTATCCTTGCGATGGAGTAGTGTTTCGTGTAAATGATAATAAAACATTTTACGAAATGGGATATACAGCTAAACATCCAAGAGGCGCATATGCAAGAAAAGAGCGAGCCGAACACGTTGAAACAAAACTCATCGCAGTTGAGTGGCAAGTGGGTAAATCAGGTAAGGTTACACCTGTCGCTATCTTAGAACCGGTTTATATTGGTGATGCTCTAGTCTCTAGAGCTACTCTTAATAATCCTGGTTTTATCGAAATGCTTGATCTCCAAATCGGAGACACAGTAGCGGTAATTCGCTCTGGTGAGATTATTCCTTGTATCTTACACAAAGTAGATGCTTGAGTTGCCAGACCCAGGGTAGTAAAATTTACACTTGATAAAGCGTCCTTAATCGGTTATAATATACATATAAATTGATAATGAAACTATGAGAATCGAAATACCAACCGAATGTCCTTGCTGTAATTATACCTTAGAACTGGTCAACGATCAGCTCTTTTGTAGAAACACAGCTTGCGGTGCTCAGTTAAATAAAAAGCTCGAACACTTCTGTAAGACGCTTTCTATTAAAGGTATGGGTACTCGTACAGTAGAAAAACTTAGTCTAGCAGATATTACTGAATTGTATTATCTAGACCGAGACCAAGTAGTTGAAGCAGTGGGTAGTACAAAAGTAGCAGAAAAACTTCTTTTAGAAATTGAAAAATCTAAGTCAGCCGATTTAGCAACCATTCTAGCATCGTTTTCAATACCTCTTGTGGGTAATACTGCTTCAACAAAAATTTGTCAAGTTGTTAACTCAATTGATGAAATTAATCAGGAAACTTGCAAGCAAGCAGGTTTAGGCGAGAAAGTTACACAAAACTTATTGTCTTGGCTAGAAACTGATTTTATAGAAATGAGAGAGTTTTTGCCTTTCACATTTCATTCTCAGAAAAGTTCTGTTGTAATTGGGGATTTAAAAACCATTTGCATTACAGGAAAATTATCTTCATTCAAAACTAAAGCAGAAGCACATAAAGCGCTGGAAGTTGCAGGATACAAGGCAACAGAGTCTGTAACAAAAACCACAGACTATTTAGTAGATGAAGAAGATAAAGGTAGTACAAAACGCAAAAAAGCCGAATCACTCGGAATAACCATAATCACAAACTTAAATAATTTCTTGAAAGAAAATAAAAATGACTGAAAAAGCCACTAAAAAATGGTCTGACGAAACTGTTAGCCAACTTTTGAATATCGTTGGTAACTCAAGCCCCGTTAGCGTAGAGTCCGTTGAACACGCTGCTGAAGCCCTTGGATTCACAACTCGCAGCGTTGCTTCTAAATTGCGTCAATTAGACCGTGAAGTTGCTTCACTAGCTAAAGAAAAAACTAGCGCATTTACCCCCAATGAAAGCGCTGATCTCGCTGACTTCGTAAATGCAAACGCCGGTAACCTAACCTACAAACAAATTGCTGAGCATTTTGCTGATGGTAAGTTTACTGCCAAACAAATTCAAGGTAAATTGCTTGCCCTGGAATTGACCGGTTCAGTAAAGCCTGCTGAAAAAGTTGAAGTTGCTCGCACTTATAGCGACTCAGAAGAAGCCAAGTTTATCAAAATGGCAGAATCTGGTAGTTTCATTGAAGAAATTGCTACTGCATTGAATAAAACTGTTGCCTCAGTTCGTGGCAAGGCACTTAGCTTGACACGTAAAGGTCAGATTTCTAAGATTCCTGCTCAAAAGCAATCCCATGCTAAGGAATCTGTTGATCCAGTTACCGCTTTAGGCGATAAAATCAGCACTATGACTGTTGCTGAAATTGCTGCAAGTGTTGACAAAACAGAGCGTGGTCTTCGTACTTTGCTTACCCGCCGTGGTATCAAAGTTGCTGACTATGATGGTGCAGCTAAAAAAGCTAAAGCTGAAGCTAAAGCAGCTGTTTAATACGCAGTATAACCTATTAGCTCGGAAGTTCATAAAAGCTTCCGAGCTTTTTTACTTTGTAGAGTTGTAACATGAAAGTAACATTAACATACCACGACAACGACTCATTTACAGTAGAGGAAGTCGTTAAGCAGGCGATGCACAATTATGGTAAAGCTATACAAGTAGAAATTACGCCTGAATCTACTTTAGCATATGACCACATATATTTTGGGTTACAACAGCTTATAACCCACGAACAATTAAGTTTATTATACGATAGCGGTGCAACCTATCAACAAGACTTAAAAAAGCTAAGAGAGTCCGTAACCTATAAAGTTAGCGAGATTATTGACCAAGTTATTATAGATAACGAATCGAAAGTAGGATAACCTTGGATACATCAGCAGTAGTCTTAAATAAATTATTAACTGAAAGAAATTTAGACATATGGTCTAAACTTAAGTTAGTATTTTTGGACGCTGCGTACTCTTCCTTGTATAGCGTAATTAATAAGTACTATGATAAGTACAGCGCTATACCGTCATTTGATGACCTAGAATTAACCTTAAGGGAGGGTCCGGCGTCTAAGACGTTAGCAACTCTCCGTTTAACTGAGGTTCCTGACGTTTCAGCTGAAGTAGCGCTAGATGCGCTAATTGATCAGTATACACAAAATGAAACAGTAAAATTATTAGATAAATTTGTAGACAAACTACCGCTTTACGATTCCGCAGAAATAAAAGATAACTTAGCAAATATAGCCCTAACAATAGAAGAAAAGACTCATACTAGTGAGAAAGTTTTTACAATGGCGGACATAATGATGTTTCGCCATCCAGAAGATTTGGAGAAAGAACGTGTATATCTTGGCCTTAATAATACTTTTGACGCTGTTCTTGGTGGCGTTGCTCGTCAGGAACTCATACTCGTTGGGGGTAAACGAGGCTCCGGTAAATCTATTACTAGTAGCAATATCTTTGTTAATCAATATGAGTCTGGTAACAGCAGTATTTATTTCTCTATTGAGATGACAGCAATGGAGACAATGGAACGTAACCTAGCAATTTTAGCTAATGTTAATCTCCAGAATCTCAAACAACACAAGCTAACAGATGAAGAAGTACTTAAAGTTGTAAAAGCTAGAGCAGGTATGTTTAAAGACTCTGAGCAAGCAATTTTAGACTTTATGCGTCACAGAGACAGATTTAAATTTGAAGAGCAATTAGTAAGACAACATCAACTAAAAGAAAATAATCAAATGATTATTGTAGATGATCGCGACTTGACCCTAAGCAGTATTGATCTGCACATTGGCAAAGCCAAAGCTAGATTTGGTGATAAACTAAAAGTAGTAGTTGTTGACTACTTAAATCAAATTGTGCTAGAAGGTAGCGATCAGTACGATTGGAAACCACAAATTGAAGTATCAAAGAAACTTAAAAATCTTGCACGAAAATATGAAATTGTTTTGGTCTCGCCATACCAGATCGATGCAACAGGCGAAGCACGCTTCGCAAAAGGTATATTGGATGCGGCGGACATTGCTCTTACGATGGAAGCACACGATAAAGAAACAAACGCGATCAGTTTCGAAACCACAAAAATTCGTGGCGGCAAGGAAATGGCATTTACGTGCCCGATCGATTGGGATACCTTACGCATTAGCCCACAGTCTGTGGACAGGCCTGCCGATAAGGAAGTTATTAAGAAAGCTGGTAAGAAACCAAAAGAACAGGTAAAACAAGATGACACACAATCGGATTTACCCTGGAACGCTTAGTGGTCGCACAGGCCAGTATGTGCCTGGGGATTTAGTTTATGTAAGTACTACACGCAAACAAGCTGTAGTAGATACTTACAATCATGACGCAGAAAAATATTGGCCAGATGTAACAGTGCGCTATGACGACGGCATCATAGCAGCTGTGCATAGCTGGCAACTAAGTAAAGTAGTAAAATGAGCGACCCAGTACTGGACATATTAAATAAAAATAACTTGGCATTTATGGTGTCGGGTCGCGACTACTTAATCAAATGCTTAAACCCTGAGCATGAAGATTCAAATCCCAGCTTTAGGGTTGACAGAGTAAGTGGAATTGCTCACTGCTTTAGCTGTGGGTTTAAAACCAACATTTTTAAATATTATGGAATATTTACTAATCCGGTTCCACTTAAAATATTAGCGCTAAAAGAAAAACTGGCAGAGTTAAAAAACTTTGGCCTAGACTTAGAGTTACCGGCAGGATACACTCCTTATACAAAACAGTTTCGCGGAATTAGTCCACAAACCTTAAAGTATTTTGGGGCATTTTATACCAATCAAGTAGAAAAACTACAGGACAGAATTATATTTCCTGTCAAGGACATAACTGGAAAGACTGTGGTTTTTGTTGGTAGACACACCCTATCAAATGGTAATCCACGCTATTTAAACTACCCTAGCGGAGTTCAGTTACCGGTGTTTCCTAGCCATTTACCAACAGGCTACAAGTCTATGGTAATTGTTGAAGGTATCTTTGATATGCTAAATTTGTACGACAAAGGCTTACACAATGTTGTGTGCGCTTTTGGTACAAATACCCTTCAAAATAACACAAAACAAAAGCTACTACCGTTCAAAGCACAAGGTATTACTCACATATACCTAATGTTTGATGGCGATGATGCTGGTCAAAAAGCGGCACACAATCTTAAACCCCTAATTGAGGACTCTGGATTTATTGTAGAGCTAATAACCTTACCAGACAATGTAGATCCAGGTGAATTGTCGCAAGAAGATGTAGACTCAACTGCTGAGTATATCGCAAAATGAAATCATTAACTGAACTGGTTTTTATAATTTGGTGGATTGCAGGAATAGTGTTAGCTAAAGGCTTTTGGTCAACACTATTTGCTGTAGTTATCCCCCCTTGGTCATTTTACCTAGTTGTAGAACAGCTAGTAGTAAAGTACCTAATATAAATCAACTTGAAAATATTAGCTAAATACGCTATAATAAAGTATTATGGAAACAACTATGAAAATTGCAATTATTGACAAAGCCCCGAATCGTACACGTTATTCAGATTATTTTGAATTTGAATACGACCACTATCACATGAGTTCTAAGCCAATTACCAAATTACTGAAAAAAGACGTTGATTTGGTAGTAGACCTAGAACCCTATACTTATGTTATTTTAGTGGGTGCAGAAGCTGCTAAAGAATACGCCAAGATTACCTCAGTAACTAACATGGCGGGTCAGTTAGTTAGTGACAAATTTATTGCTATTTCAAATCCAGCAATGTTGTCTTTTAAGCCAGAAGGTAGGCCTGATTTTGATCGTGCCGTAGACAGAATTCACAAATACGTAAAAGGTGCTTTACAACCATCAGTAACTGGTGATTTTAAAGGCATTGACGATACTGAAGAAGCAAAAGAATTCTTTAGAGAAGTCTTAGCCAATGCCGAGGGCTATGTTGCCTGGGATACGGAAACAACAGCACTTTATCCAAGAGACGGATATGTGCTTGGTATTTCCATGAGTTATAAATCTAAGCATGGCAGATACATTCTAACAGACTGCTTAGATGACGAATGTTTGGACTTACTGCAAGAAATTATAAGTAATTTTTCTACTATATTTCATAACATGAAATTTGACTACAAGATGATTAAATATCACCTTGGATTAGATTTTAACCGTACTCGTGTACATGACACTATGGTTATGCATTATGTATTGGACGAAACTGATAGTCATGGACTAAAACAACTGGCACTTAAGTACACTGATTACGGTGACTATGATGCCGAACTAGACGATTTTAAGAAAGCGTATTGTGCACAAAATGGTATCCTGCAAGATGATTTTACGTATGATCTCATACCTTTTAGTGTTATTAGCCGTTATGCTTCTATTGACACTGCCGTAACTTTTGATTTATTCCAGAAATTTTGGCCTATTGTTCAAAAGAACGGCAATCTACTAAAAGTCTATAAAGAAATCTTAATTCCAGGTACCCTGTTTCTAATGGACATGGAAGAAGTCGGTATTCCTGTTAGCAAAGACCGAATGGCTGCTGCTAATGTCTACTTAGACGAGCAGATTGCACAAGCAAAGGAAGTTGTTTATGGGTTTGACGAAGTTAAGCGATTTGAAAAAGATACTGGTAAGATTTTTAATCCTAATAGTGTTTTGCAGTTGCGTGTCGTCTTGTTCGATTATTTGGGTTTACAACCAACTGGAAAAAAGACAGCAACAGGAGCAATCTCAACCGATGCCGAAGTCCTAGAGCAGTTATCCGAAGAACACCCATTGCCAGCTGCAATTTTAAAGGTAAGACAACTTGGCAAAATTCAAAATACCTACATTTCCAAGATTTTACCAGAAATTGATAGAGACGGTAGAATTCGTACAAATTTTAATCTTATCTTTACCACTAGCGGTCGCCTCAGTAGTTCTGGTAAGTTTAATGCTCAGCAAATACCTAGGGACAATCCTATTATCAAAGGTTGTATCAAAGCTATTGAAGGTTATAAAATTGTTTCGCAAGACTTGACCACAGCAGAAATGTACTATGCTGCGGTGCTATCAGGAGATAAAAACTTACAACAAGTTTTTTCTAGTGGCGGCGATTTTCACTCTACAATTGCAAAAATGGTGTTTAGCTTACCCTGTGCAGTTGAAGATGTTAAAAAGCTATACGGTAGTATGCGTCAGAGTGCTAAAGCTATTTCTTTTGGTATTTTGTATGGTTCGGGTGCTAATAAAGTGTCTCAGACTGTATCAAAAGCTACTGGCCAACCATATCCAGTTGAACAAGCTCGTGAAGATATTAAAGCCTACTTTAGTAAGTTTAGTAAATTGAAAAAGTGGTTAGATGAGCGTAAAACATTTATTGAAACAAATGGATACACATACTCATTCTTTGGACGCAAACGCAGACTTCCAAACGTGTTCAGTAGCGATAAGGGAATTGCAGCTCATGAAGTTCGTAGTGGAATTAATGCTGAAGTACAGTCTCTTGCTAGTGATGTTAATTTGCTTGGTGCTATGGCTACTGCTAATGAAGTTAAAGCCAAAGGGCTAGACGCAAAAATCTTTATGCTTGTACACGATTCAATCGTATCTCTTGTACGAGAAGATCAAGTTGAAGAATACTGCGAAATCTTAAAGCGTAACACACAACATCAATGGGGTTGCGAGATTCCTAATACACCTATTGGTGTAGATCAAGACATTGGAGATGACTATAGCTTTGGACACTTTGACGAAGTTTACGGCGTTACAGGAGATAACCTGGCCCGTTTATAAATTAAGTGATAAAGAACCAACCCAATATGATGGGTTGGTTTTCTTTCATACTGAATATGTAGATGAGACTAATATTAGTAGTCTTACGATTAAAATCATAGACGATAAAAATCTACCACAAAAAACACTGGGTTTACGCAGGCTTGCACTACAAAAAGACCCAAAAATAAAATTACATAAAATATCAACCGCAATATATTTTTTAGCTGATTTAATAAAACTTGCAAAAGCTACTACTTGGTTTATAGATAATAGTGGCAAAGTATTTCAGTGGAAAAAATATACGCGCGCCAAACTCACCGCAAAAAAGATTCGTCAAGTTTTACCCGCAGATGGCATAGGGTGTGTACTAGAAGTAGAAGGTCTATCTCAAAGATTTAAATGCTTACACCGACCCGAAAGCTTTCAAGAGTATGCAGTATTTTTACTAATAAATAAAATGCACTTATTATACGGTCTTAGCGAAACTGCTACAAACGATAGTTGGAGACTAGTATAATGCCTAAAGCAATTATATCAAACAGAATTTATATGGATGATCCTGGGTCTGACCACCTAAAAAAGATTATCAAAACTCTAACATATAAAATTGCAAAAGACACTGGCTCAAAGAAATTTTTTGCCATAGAAACTATAAAAAACTACAAGATGTTGCCCAAAGGTATCGTTAGTATACCACAAGGCAGACAGGACTTGATTCCCGAAAATTTCGAAATTATAGATAAGCGGAGTTTAGTTACTGTTCCTTTTCCTGAGCCACTACACAGTCTACGAGACGACCAAGTACTAATCTATGATAAAGTAGATGATACTTGTTTCATTAATGCACTGCCAGGCTGGGGCAAGACATTTACTGCCCTGCACTTAGCACATAAGTTTGGTCAGCGTACTTTAGTTATTACCCACACTGCTGCACTAAGAGATCAGTGGATAGAAGAAGTAAAAATCTTATTTGGTATGACTGCTGGAGTAATTGGCGGCGGTGAGTTTGACATTGAAGACAGGGCAATAGTAGTAGGAAACATACAGTCCGTAGTTAAACATCTAGCAACTTTATCAAAAGAATTTGGTACAGTTATAATGGATGAAGCACACCACTGTCCTGCCACTACTTTTTCCACAACAGTAGACAGTTTTTACGCTAGATACAGAATTGCTCTTTCGGGTACAATGATTCGTAAAGACGGTAAGCACATATTATTTCCTGATTATTTTGGTACTCATGTATTAAAACCTCCGGAAGCTAATACACTTATTCCTAAAATCAGAATAGTTAAAAGTGGTATAACACTAAAGGCAGGTGCAACTTGGGTAGAAAAAATCAATGATTTGTGTGAAAACGATAAATACCGACAATTTGTTGCTGGTATAGCAAATATAGAAATTGATAATGGTCACTCTGTATTGATTATTGCAGATAGAGTTGAATTTTTACAAAAGGTCAAAGAATATGTTGGAGAAACGTGTTTGTTGGTTACTGGAACCGAAGGCGACAGAGATCAAGCAAAACAACAAATCCTCAATGGAGAAAAGAAAGCCATTGCAGGATCAAGGCAAATCTTTTCAGAAGGCATTTCTATTAATGCCTTATCGTGCGTTATTTTAGCAGTGCCTATGTCTAATGATAGCTTATTAGAACAAATCATAGGTAGAATTCAAAGAATTTTTCCAGGAAAATTAAATCCCTTAGTAATAGATATTAACTTTGCTGGTTATGCTGATAAAAAACAAAACAATGATAGGCTTGGTCTTTATATGCGTAAAGGTTGGCAAATAACTACCATATAAAAAAATTAACTTGCAATACAGCTGTTAATCTGTTATAATAATCATTAAGTTACAGAATATGACTTTTTTCTTTAACCTTTCAGTTTTAGAGTCTGAAACTAAAAACGATCCTAACTTAATTGTTGAAAAACTTCGTTTGCATTTTACTAAAAAATCTATACCAAAAAATTACTTATCTAAAATTAAACCCATTAGTAATTTAGTTGGTAATAGTTTTTTAGTAAACCCTGCAGACTTATTTGCAGATAGAACAACTGATATAATTTATAAATCACAGTACATACAGTTAGCCGGAAGACGCGATTACAGCTCTTACAAACTTTACAATATTAATTACTTAGACTTATCTTATTTTAAAGATATTGATATAGACAAAATAATTACTAATCCGCTACTAACTATAACAAAAAACAAAATACACTTCAAATACGAGGACATTAAAAATGGCAATTAGCTTTAAGAACACTAAAGGTAAAGCGCAATCAAACAAAGTAGAGGCTTATGAGTACAAAGACGGCGAAAACTCAGTTCGCTTAATTGGTGGACTCTTACCACGCTACATTTATTGGATTAAAGGCACTAACAATAAAGATATTCCTGTTGAGTGTCTGGCTTTTAGCAGAGAAAAAGAAAAATTTGATAATCTAGAAGTAGATCATGTACCAAAATTCTTTCCCGAACTAAAATGCACTTGGTCATACACAGTAAACTGTATTGACCCTAAGGATGGCAAAGTTAAGGCACTTAACCTTAAAAAGAAATTGTTTGAACAGATTATGACAGCAGCCGAAGATTTAGGCGATCCAACTGATTTTGATAGTGGTTGGGATGTTGTTTTTAAACGAGTTAAAACTGGCCCTTTACCATTTAACGTTGAATACCAACTGCAAGTACTTCGTTGCAAGTCACGCCCCCTATCGGACGCAGAGCGTGAACTAGCTGCCACCAGTAAAGCTATTGATGAAAAGTATCCTCGTCCAACCGCTGATGAAGTTTTAGCCCTGTTAACCAAAGTTACTACAAACAGTGACGATGAAGCAGACGAAGGCGCTTCAGAATCTGAGCGTGAAGCCGTTAAAGACTTAGGTTAAAAATTATAGCCCGCAAAACTTTATGCTTTGCGGGCTATTTTGTCTATAAAATATGAAAATACTATTCACAGCCGATGTACATATAAAATTAGGTCAGAAAAACGTACCTATTGAGTGGGCAAAAAATCGTTTTCGTTTGTTTGTTGAGCAGTTTCAACAAATGCAAGAAGGGGCTGATTTAGTAATTATTGGTGGCGATGTTTTTGACAGATTACCAACAATGGATGAAGTTGAACTTTATTTTGACTTTGTGGCTAGTTTTACAAAGCCAACCATTATATATTCTGGCAATCACGAAATGCTAAAGAAAGACACTACTTTCTTAACAAACCTTAAAAAATCAACCAATAGATTAAATTCACTAGTAGAAGTCATTGATGATTTTTACAGTTACAATAATATTGATTTTATTCCGTACAACAAACTAAAAGAGTTTGAGAAAGCCCCTCACTTAACGCACGGTAAGATTTTGTGTACCCATGTTCGTGGTGAGATTCCACCACACGTTAAACCAGAAATTGATTTAACTCTTTTTAACCGCTGGAACATAGTTTTGGCAGGTGACTTGCACTCATATGAAAACTCTCAACGTAATATTCTTTATCCTGGCAGCCCTTATACTACTAGTTTTCACCGCCAGCGAGTCGATACTGGCGCTATTCTCCTTGATGTTGATACTCTTGGTCATGAATGGATCAGGTTCGACCTACCGCAGCTTATCAAGAAAACGATCACTGCCGAAGAGGCCGCCACCTCCGCCACAGCCACCTCCTTTGACCATACAGTGTATGAAGTGCAAGGCGATATGCAAGAACTAGGAGAGCTAGAAGATAGTGAACTTATTACTTCAAAAGTTATTAAGCGAGAAACAGACTCTGCACTTATACTAGACCCTGAAATGAGCCTAACTGAAGAAGTAAAAGAGTATTTAGCCTATATTCTGGAACTACCAGAAGAAACCATAGAATCTGTACTAAAGGAGTTACAAAATCATGCGGAAAAATTTGAGTCACTTTAAAGCCGAAGTTTGGTCACAAACAAATTGCCCTGCTTGCACAGAAGCAAAACGATTATTAGAACAACGAGCAATTACCTATGTAGAGTGTATGATAGGTATTAACGGGTATTCAAAAAAAGATTTAATTCAAAAAGTACCTGATGCACGTAGTGTTCCGCAAATATTTTTAAACGGAAAATATCTTGGCGGATTACAGGAATTGAAAAAAGAACTATTAGAACATGATAACAATTAAAAAATTAAGTTGGAGTAATGCTTTTAGTTATGGAAAAGATAATACTATTGATTTCATTGCTTCACCACTAACACAGTTAGTGGGTCGCAATGGTCATGGAAAAAGTTCAATTGCTCTTATCTTAGAAGAAGTGCTTTTTAATAAAAACTCAAAAGGCATTAAAAAAGCTGACATATTAAACAGATATATAAAAGATAAAACATATACTATTGAACTAGACTTTGAGCGTGACGGCGTAGAGTACAAGATAAAAACTTCTCGCGGTACTGCTCAGACTGTTAAGTTATTTAAAAGTGACATAGATATAAGTGCTCACACAGCAACAGCAACCTATAAAATGATTGAAGACATTCTTGGTTTTGATCACAAGACTTTTGCACAAATTGTTTATCAAAGCAATGCGTCTAGTCTTGAGTTTTTAACTGCTGCAGATACTGCCAGAAAAAAGTTTCTTATAGAAATCCTAAATTTAGGCAAGTATAGTCGTGCACAAGAAGTATTCAAAGACGTTGCACAAGATTTAACTAAAGACATTGCATCTACACAATCACAAGTTAATACAGTCAACAGCTGGTTAGATAAGTATTCGAACATGGATTTATCTCACAAAGAATATTGTGAAGTACCGGTTCTAGACGATGACATGATAACTGTGGCTGCAGAACTTGACAATCAAATTCGTGGGCTAGAATCTACCAACAAAAAGATTACGCAAAACAACACTTACAAACAAATACAAAGCAACATTAAACTATTTCCACTACCAGAGACTCCTGTAGATACAGTTAGTGTGCTTAATCCAGAAATAAAACAACTTAATACCAGCTCTATTGAGTTAGCAAAGTCTGTTAAAGATGCAAATGCTTTTGTTAAAAAGATAGGTGCTCTACAAGGAACCTGTCCTACTTGCCTACAAACTATTGATGAAGAAAAAATTGCAGCACTAGTAGCGGAACAACATGCTATAATAGTGAGTGCAGCTGCAAAAATAGCTAATATTAACACTCGACTTAATGAAATAGATGCAATTGAACAAGAGTTTACTAATAAAACTGCAACATGGAAATCAGCTAATAAAGCACGAGATGAGTGGGAAAAATATCATCAATTAATTAACCCTGATTTACAAGAAAATTTACTAGATAAAAACGAATTAGAGTCTAAATTTACAGCCGTACAAACAGCAATAGCCAACCTTAAATCAACTATTGCCTCAGCAGAAAAGAAAAATGCTGTTGCTAGTGCTCACAATGCTAAAGTAGAAACTATTAGTAATCAATTACTAGAAATGAATGCAGAACTTGAAGTTTATAGTTCAAAACTGCACGAATTAAGTGAAAAAATGTCTATAGTTAATGTTTTAACCAAAACGTTCTCAACTACTGGTTTAGTGGCATATAAAATTGAGTGCTTAGTAAAAGACTTAGAAGAAATTACCAACAAGTACTTAATCGACTTATCTGATGGCAGATTCCAAATTGGTTTCAAAATATCAGCTAGCGATAAACTAAATGTGGTTATTACTGATAATGGCAAAGATATTGAGATCTTAGCACTATCAGGCGGTGAAAAAGCCAGAGTTAACGTGGCAACTTTATTAGCTATCAGAAAGCTAATGCAAACCTTATCTAGTTCAAGAATTAACTTATTGATCTTAGATGAAACTGTCGAAACACTAGACGTAGACGGCAAAGAAAAATTAGTAGAAGTATTGCTCAGAGAAGAGCATTTAAATACTTTTCTTGTTTCACACGGATTTACTCATCCACTATTAGAAAAAGTAAATGTGTCGAAACGCAACAACATCTCACAAATAGAGGTATAATATGATTTTAGAAGAAATTAATGGTAGTGTAACTTGCACTATTACTCGCGAAAACGTTGGCCAAGTACAGCTTAGCGTTGGTGATTATTTTAGTGACCACGAAAGTGCAACACTAACAGCAATTGGTATTGGAAAAGTTATAGTACGGGTTGACCCTAACTGTACTTTTGAAGTACCTGGCGTAGAAGCTGAAGTTACAGAACTTGCTGTAGAAACTCCACCACAAGCACAACAAATAGCAATAGCCGATACAGTTGCTGCTACAGAAGCTCCTGTTATTGTTTTTCCAACAAAAACGCAAGCATAATAAATGGTAGATAGTAGAGCAAAAGGTGCTCGCACTGAAACTGTAGTACGTGATGCTCTTAAAAAGCACACAGGATTAGGTTGGGAAAGAGTTCCTGGATCAGGGGCTCTTGACCCTAAACATCAACTTAAGGGCGATTTATACGTGCCTGGTAGAACTAATCTGTGGTGTGTAGAAGTCAAAGGCTACGCAGAAGATCATATTTCTAGTGCCTTATTAACGGGTAAAAACCCACAATTAATAGAGTTTTGGAAACAGTCAGTGCGTCAAGGCCGCCAAGTAAACAAAAAACCCTTACTAATATTTAAATTTGACAGATCAAAGATATTTTCTGCATTTTTAGATATGCCTACAACTAATTACAGATACATATTTGCGTCAATTGACGAACACGAATTTTATGTGTCTTTGTTAGACGATTGGTTAGCTAATGAGCAACCACAATTTGTAACTTGAAATTTTTAGTAAATTAAGTTATAATATACAATATTAAACAATAAATTAACACTAAAATGAGCAAAAGTTTTCAACAAGTTACAGCACAAGAAAATACCCTAATGGTTGTGGATGCCCTAAACTTAGCTTTTCGCTATAAACATAGCGGCGCTACTGATTTTGCTGAAGATTACTTACGAACAGTAGTTAGCTTACAAAAAAGTTACAAAGCCTCAAAAGTTATCTTAGCTTGCGACCAAGGCTCATCAAGCTACCGCAAAGCAATTTATCCAGAATACAAGCAAAATCGTAAAGACAAATTTGAAACTCAGACTGAGGCTGAAAAAGCAGCTTTTCAGTTATTTTTTGAAGACTTTCAAGCAGCTTTAGCACATATTGCAGAAAATACGCAATACCCTGTTATCAAATTTCAAGGTGTTGAGGCAGACGACATAGCTGCGTACATTGTCAATAAAAAATCAAAATTACCGCTAGAAAATATTTGGCTTGTATCAAGTGATAAAGACTGGGATTTATTAGTTCAACCAAACGTATCAAGATTTAGTTATGTTACCAGAAAAGAAGTCACCATTGATAACTGGAATGACCACTATGATTTTGAACCCAAAGACTACATTAGTATTAAGTGTCTTACAGGCGATAGTGGTGATAATGTTGCTGGCGTGCCTGGTATTGGGCCTAAGCGAGCCATTGGACTTGTTAATAATTATGGGACTACTTACGATATTATTGCGAGTATTCCAATTAGTGGTAAATATAAATACATCGAAGCGCTGAACCAGTGCCGAGAACAACTAATGTTAAACTATCAACTAATGGATTTGGTCACATACTGTGAAGAAGCTATTGGTGTAGATAACTGTAAACAAATAGACGAAACCCTAGAACTATACTTAAAATGAGTAAATTTTTAAATATTAACCAAACCTACGACCACAATCGTGCTTGCGAAATCAAACAAATGCTGCCTTGTCTAGTAGAAGACAAACAATTTCTTCCAAAACGTGCTAACCCCACCGATGCTGGCGCAGATTTAATGAGTACGGAAGATTTGGAAATCTATCCTGGAGAACAAAAACTTGTTGGTACAGGAGTAGCGACAAAAATTCCAGAGGGCTACGCAGGCTTTATATTTAACAGAAGCAGTCAAGGAAAAAAGGGAATTACTATGCCTCATAGCGTAGGCGTTATTGATGCGGACTATCGTGGCGAAATCAAAATTCTCTTAAAAAATATTTCCGAAGACCCGTATAAAATTCAACGCGGCGATAGAATTGCTCAGCTGGTTCTTATGCCAGTTTTGCTGCCTGAATTTACGGATATTTGGAACGACACAGAACGCGGTACTGGCGGCTTCGGCAGTACTGGTACATAAAGGAAATCATGACATTCAGTACAAGAGCACAAGTAATAACACGTCGTACATATAATAGACCAATTTCAGACGACGGAAAACAATTTGAAACTTGGCAAGATACAGTTGCCCGAGTAGTAGATCACCAAGAATGGCTGTGGCAACGAGCCGTAGCCCGCGATCTCACAGACGAAGAATACGCAGAACTTTATGATCTTGAGCAGTTAATGCTAGATCGTAAAGTTTCAATGAGTGGTCGCACACTTTGGTTAGGTGGCACAAATGTAGCACAGACTCGCGAAGCATCACAATTTAATTGCAGTTTTACACAAGTTGAAACAGTCTATGACGTAGTAGATGTTCTATGGTTGCTGTTACAAGGTTGTGGAGTAGGATTTAAACCTATTGTTGGTACACTAAACGGATTCTCAAATCCCATTAAAAATATTCGTGTAGTACGCAGCGAACGCACTGCTAAAGGTGGTCGAGAAAGTAATAACGAAACTTGGGATTCACAAACCAAAACGTGGACTCTGCAAATTGGTGACTCAGCAGAAGCTTGGGCAAAGTCTATTGGTAAGCTGTTAGCAGGTAAATATCCAGCAGATACATTAGTGCTAGACTTCTCACAATTACGTCCTGCTGGCGAAAGGTTAAAAGGCTATGGTTGGATTTCTAGTGGTGATAGTGCGATTAGTAGCGCTTATGTTGCTATTGCCAATATTCTTAACGGTCGTGCTGATAGCTTACTTAGCCGGATGGATATTCTGGATATTGTTAATCATCTGGGCACTATATTATCTAGTCGTCGTAGCGCTGAGATCGCCCTCTTTGATTACGGACAACCAGAATGGGAAGAATTTGCAGTAGCTAAAAAAGATTGGTGGTTACATAATAACAGTCACCGTCAGCAATCAAATAATAGCCTAGTATTCAAAGAAAAGCCGCATCGTAGCGACCTAGAAAAGATTTTTCAACTAATGTTGGAGGCAGGTGGAAGTGAACCAGGTTTTATCAATGAAGTTGAGGCGTTACGCAGAGCCCCTTGGTTTAAGGGTGCCAATCCTTGTGTCGAGATCTTGCTTGGAAACAAAAGTTTCTGTAACCTTACGGAAACGGACATTGGCAAGTTCAAGGGCGACACCGCAGGGTTACACAAAGCCATTAGACTGGCGGCTAGAGCAAATTACAGACAGACTTGTGTTAACTTACAAGATGGTATCTTACAAGAATCCTGGCACCTCAACAATTACTTCTTGCGTCTTTGTGGAGTCGGTCTCACGGGGATCGCTAAGCGTCCTGATATGACTGGCTATGACTACGAATACCTAAAGCGTACTGCAACTGCTGCGGCTGTAGGTATGGCGGAAGAATTAGGGTTGCCAGCTCCTAAAAATATTACTTGTGTTAAGCCATCCGGTACCTTATCAAAGATCATGGATACTACAGAAGGTATTCATAAACCGTTAGGCAAATATATTTTCAACAATGTTCAGTTCTCCAAGCATGACCCTGTTGTTGATAAGCTTCGCGAAGCTAACTACAGGGTAATTAATCATCCAACTGATGATAGTGGTGTATTAGTAACTTTCCCAGTTTGTTGGGACGACGTTCCATTTCATAAGCACGAAGGAAAAGAAGTTAATTTAGATTCCGCAATTGAACAGCTAGAAAAGTATAAACTAATTCAAACCAGTTGGACACAGCAAAACACTAGTGTAACAATTAGCTATGGTACAGAAGAAGTGCCTGCTATTATTGACTGGTTACTTGAAAACTGGGATTGTTATGTAGGCGTTAGTTTCATCTATCGTACAGACCCTACTAAAACTGCCAAGGACTTAGGTTACTTATACCTTCCGCAAGAGGTAGTAACCGAAGAAGACCATAATGAGTATGTAAAATTACTCTTAGAAGTCAACTTAGAAAACACCAACAGCTTCGATGAAATTCTAGATGCTGAGTGTGCCACGGGCGCGTGCCCAATTAAATAACCCTTTATCTATATAAACATGAACGATATTAAATTTACTTTAACCGAACTTTCCGTTGACGAAATAAACGCTATTTTAGCTGGTTTGCAAGAGCTGCCTGCCAAAATTGCTAATCCTTTGACACAAAAGGTTCGTGAGCAAGCTGAAGCACAATTGCCCAAGCAAGATAGCGCTCCACAAGCTGCTACCATGCAATAAATTTTGCTGTAAAACAAAAAGCCCCTAAGTAGTAATACTTAGGGGCTTTTTTATTAGCCGTCTGAACTTGAAAGAAATACAGCTGCAAACTCCAGTGTTTTTGAATCACTGCGCTCACGCATGATTTGGTCGCGTTTTTGACGGCTCCAGCTAAAGCCACCATCACCGCCCCATAAGTCCCAAGCTACTCTACCCTTACTTGGGAAACCTTCTTCGCCACTGTTAAAACCTGGGGCTTTTTTGTCTACCTCATGCCTGCTAAAAAATGAAAACATTCTTAGCACAGTTGTAGCCGTTAGTGGGTCTCTGTCTTTTAGCTGGTTAGCTCTGGCTAAGCCCACTAAAGTACCTCCAGGATAACCTTCGGCTCGCCACTTTAGGGCTCTTTTAGCGGCAGTAGCCATGCCTTCTGTTGGTGTATATGTCTCTGCCATAATTACCTTTAATTTCTATAAGCTATAATAATTTGTTTACACATTTTAGACCTGACAATGTCCTCGTCTAAGAATCTAACAATTTCAATACCAGGTAAGCCTGTTAACCTATTAACAGCATCAGTTAAACCTGATTCTGGAATATCAGTTTGATCTGGATCTCCTGAAAGAATTACTTTACAGTTTTTACCTATTCTGGATAGCAGCATTTTAAACTCGGCTTTAGTCATGTTTTGAACTTCGTCTACTAAGACTACTGCATTTTCAAAACTTGCACCTCGCATAAAACCCAGCGGTTTTGGTTCGATAGTTTTTGATTTAAGAGCGTATTCGTAGAAACCTGCGCCAAGCGTGCGTTTAAATACTTGGTCAAAAGGATCTAAGTAGGGCGCGTATTTCTCGTCTAGTTCTCCAGGTAAGAATCCTAGACCACGTCCCGTTTCTACATTAGGTCTTGTTAAAATAATTTTTTGAATTCGTCTATGAAATAACTCTCCTGCCGCATAGCTAGCGGCTACATATGTTTTTCCAGTACCTGCGGAGCCTATACCAAATATAATCTCATTATATTTAATTGCCTCTAAATACTCACCCTGTATATAATTTAAGGGTTTAACATCTTTAAATCCAAACTCAATCGGGTTTGATTCAGTTTGAGATCTACGAGCTTTTTTTCCTGATGAATTTGACATACCTGTACCTGGTTAGTTAATAAAACCAGGGCCTAAATAAACCCTGGGAGCTTATTTAAGTTACTTTTTTTCTGGAACTTTAGTGCCTTCTAGCTTTTTGTGCTGTTTAACTTCTTTACAGCTTTGTTTTGGATTACCTTTAGCATCTTTAGCAACTTTGCCGTCTTTGTCCTTAACGTCAATACAAACCCGCTTAGTTTCTGCTTCAGCAAGTACTGGATTGTTTAAAGTTAATAAAGTAACTCCTAGAACTACACATATTGAATAAAATAAGTTTTTCATTTAGGTTCCTTGGTTGGTGCAAACTTTTCGCTTGCGGTAAATCCTATTCCTGCAATTACAATGTACATCATAGAATCAAATACTTTTTGGTCTATTGTGTAACCACATACCATTGCTATAAAAGCACCAGCACACAGTAAAAAAGCAAGAAAAGTAACTACACGTTTACTGCTAACGGCAGGATCGCCAGATAGCATAGTTTTTAAACTGTTCATTTAAATCTCCGGCTGAGGTGGTTGTTGTGGGGCAGGTTTGCCGTTAATCATAATAATGTTGGCAGGTGCAGCAGTTGCTTGTAGAGGTGCTTGAGTAAATGCCGGTTCAATTTTAACAGGATTTGCTTTAGCATAAGTATTTGAATTTTCTTGTGCTTGCTTAATCATGTCTCGTTTCATGTCCATTTCTTCTTTGCTGCCACCAGCTAGCATAATCCCACTTAATGTACCTGTTAAAAAGGTAGCGATTGGAATAATCATTTCAAAAAACTTTTGGTCAATTGGGCTGATTGCGTTTAGCGGCTGAGTAATAAAAATAATTGAGTATAAGACTACAAACACAATACCTGTAAGTGTAAGAGCTAAGCAAATACCAATAAAAAACTTTAGACGAGCCATCAACTGGTCTTCAGTATAAATAACTGTATTATTTTCCACAGTTTGTTCCTTGTGTTTGTTGTGAAACGCAGGCACCAGCTGGCGCAAATGATTGAGTAGGTGTTTGAGTTTGTCCATCTTTAAGAGGTCCTAGTCTTGGGTCGCGCTGTCCTTTAAAAATATGTTCTGGACAAGTTCTGGTTACGTCACATACAGGCATTTTACAAAAGTCTTTGTCCCAATTTTCTGGGTTTTGGCAAGGATAGCGAAAGCTATCTCTACCAAAAAAGGCTAAAGCTACTGGCAATAATAATAAGATTATTACCCACTTAAATAACTTTAAATCGTTATGCATTATTTTCCTTAGTGTTTTAAATACCACCATATTAATAAAAGTGTTATACCTGCTGCAATTAATTCTGCGCACCAGACTATTAAAATTGCTGGCCAAAATCTCATAGACAGCAACCAAGCACAAAAAGATTGTGTAGTTGATTTTTCTTCATCCTTCATACAACCTCCTAGCGGCCTAAATAAGTTGGTGGTATTGCATCTGTGCGTTGCTGAACCTCTGATTTAGGAATCCACCCTGTTCCAAGATGGGGATATTTTCTAATGCGATCTTCTACTATAAACGCAAATAATATTCCAACACTACAACAAACGGCTACAGCTACTATACCCCAAACAGCTTCTGAGTACATTTTACGCATTCTACGTTTTTTACGCTGTTCATTTGCATAGTCTTCACGCATTTTTTTAGCTAAGGCTGCTGTTTGCTCTTTATTGATTTTTTCCATCATTTCAGAAACATCGGTGTATAGTGCACCTAGTTCTGGAGGGCTTTCGTAGATTAGCAGCTGGCGCAATTCTTTGGCCATCTGTTCCAACTTTTTACGCATTAACACACGTTGTAGTGCACGTTTGCCTAAACTTTCTTCGCCTGTATAGAGTTCTTTGCTACGACGTTCTTCTTCAGCAAAAATAGCCATGCACTTAGCCATGTTTTCAAAGTACACGCCTAATTGGTCGCCAATTTGGGTATATACATCACCAGGGTCTTTTTTGCTTAGCTCAACAATTCGTTCTTTTTCTTCGTGAAGTTGCTGCTTAGCCTCCTTAGGTATAGGCTTGCCTTCGTACTGCTTGTTAAACTGCTTGTCAAGGTCTTTAATAATGTCTTTGACTTCACCGGCAGCTCCTTTTATATCTTTGTAGAGTTTACACCCTGCTTTTACAGCAGACACAGCACCATTGGCTAATGCAAAGAGTGTAAAGGGATCCATGTTACAAAACTACTTGTAGTTTGCTGTAAGACAGCGGTTTAACGTTAGACATATTAGTCCCTTATAGTTACGTGGCTTCGATAGATTAACCTCTATAAAATCGAAATTAAGTTAAAACATGCAAGGCATGTTCATAGTGTTTTTTACGGTCTTCTAAACCGATTGTACCACCATTAATCTTTTTAGTTAATGTTAGTATGTCGCCAGCATCTGCCCAGCGATTTAAGTTGTTGGTTTCCCAAAACCAACAAGCTGACTGTGCAGCACCTTCAAATGTTTGAAGATATTCTGAGGCTTCTTCTACCGTTATACTTAAGCTAGCCGCAAACCACGAATAGTTGTCGCGTCCAGTTAGCTGAATTAAACCACGACCACAAAAACGGAATCCGTCGCCCGATTCTTCTGAGCCATTGCCCATGCGGTTAGCATATACTTTATTGGCAATGGCTTCTTGTTTATTAGGCAGGCTGGCATAGTGTGCAGCAGTAGCGTCATCTGGAAAATATTTTGGAAATATCTTGCGTAGGGTAGCTGCTTTGTAATTTAAATTTTCTTTAAGCGCAGTAAAACCCCCAGACTCGTGTGCACATTGTGCAACAAAAGCGGCTATTCGCTCAGCTGTATTGATTTCGTAGTCTGGAAGTAATTGCGACAAAGCATTATGCCATTGTTTCACATAAGGGTTTTTAGGGATTAGTTGCTGCAATTGCTGTAAAGTTATGTTCATTTACCTAATCTTTCAAAAATAATTTTTTGTTTTTGATACCACTCAATCCAAGCGTCCGTTTTAACAGCACAGGTATAGTACTCTGTATAATTGACTGCCACAGTTTTTGCTACATCAGAAAGCTGTGCAGTTTCTTGAAGCTTGTTTAGCTGAGGGCAAGCTATTAAGGCTTGTGCGGCTGGAGCTTCTGGAAATTTTGCGGTAACAGGAACTACAGTTGAACAGGCAGTAAGTGCTAAAACAAGTAAAAATATAATGGTAACTGTTAGCATAGAGCTAATAACGCCTTGATCTTCGTGTTTCATTTGGGCTGCTCCGCAGCACGATTGTGCTGAGTAATAAATTCTTTGGGAATTTCACATTGTGTGTTGTACTTGACGATTTCTCGGTCAATGTACTTGACGATTTCTTCGCCTCGCACTTTAACAACTTGAGTTTTAGTTACTAGTTGTTTTTCAATTACAGTATTTGTTTCAGCACTTTTTGCCGCCAATTCAACAACTTGTTGTTCAAGTGCGGCCGCTTTGTCTTTCCACCAGTTATTTACTTTCAACATACCCAGCAGGTAAATTGATACTACTAGCACAACAACGCTAGTAATTTTTACTTGTTTTTTAAGTATGCTGCTGGGCAGTAATAAGCTAACTAAATAGCCTATTACTGCTGCAATAAATAACGCATAAAACAAGATTTCAGGTATAAAGTTAAAGAACCACATAATTTACTTATGTTGCTGCTGGTGGTGACATAGGTGCTACGGGTGCTACGGGTGCCCAAGGCATACTAGCTTCAGCAACAGGACTAATTTTTGTGTCAATTTGTTTTTGGATTTGAGCATTTACATGCTCTTCGTAGTTGCCAGTAACAACTGCTTTAATCCATGTAAGAACAATAGCTTCTGTTAACTGAGAAAACGGAACAAACGCATTGCCGTTAGTCATTGTTGTTGAAGTAAATGGTGTGGCACCAGAGAATGTTCCGGTATTGCCCGCATCATCAGTACCAATCTTTTCCCAGTAAGTTTGTACTACTGCATTATGATTTGTACCCTCAGTTTTAGTTTTTAGACTGGTAACTTTCCAGGTATATGTAATAGCCATTATTTTCTCCTAAAATGTTGGCGGGTTAAACTGCCTCTAAAATAGCAATTCTTTGGTTTAGTTGTTCAATTTGTATTTGCTGTTCTTTAACTGCTTCAATTAATAAGGCAACCATGTTACCGTAGGCAACATTTTTTATTCCAGAATTATCTGTTGCCACAACTTCTGGTAATACTAGTTCTACTTCTTGAGCAATAACACCAGCATGGCGCTGTTCTTTATCTTCTGTATCATTTCTGGTAAATGTTACACCACGAATTTGTTTAACTTTGTGTAAAGCATTGGTAATAACTTCAATATTTTCTTTTAATCTAATATCAGAATATGCGGTTACGTTACCGGCCATGGTCAAGTTACCACTCATATCCATTTGCAGACGATTAGCCGAAGCTGACCAGCCACCAAAACGAATTACGTTATCTGAATCTAAACCAAAGTTGATAGCGTACGCACTGCCACGATGGAACGCCATGATTGCACCACCACCATCGTTTGAATATGCTTGTAGAGGAGGGCTGTCGCTTGTAGTATTTCTGTTTGACCTAAAATACATATAACCAGTGACAGTTGTAGCAAGATTAGAAGTACCTGTTGGATCTAAATAATAAGTGGTGTTGTCGTAATCGTAGTAAATTGTTCCACGAATATCACCTGGAGTTCTAAAACTTCCTCCACCCCATGCGCCTTTAAATGTTCCGTTTTGTAATATTAGTAGACCGTGGTCTCCTAAGTTCGCTGCCATACCGCCAGCGTTAGGATGACTCCAAGCTAGACCGTATAAGTTACCAGCAGCACCGGCAGCAGTCAACTTGTAAGCGTCTCCCATAGCCCAGACGCCTTGAAGGATATATGAATCATACTTGCCAACCACACTGTGACCATAGCTATTATCGATATACAACCAATTGTCAGTACGAACAGTGGAAATACGATTCATCACCGATGTACTTGCTGGGTCTGTGTAATAGCCAGTGTCGTTTGAATCATAGAATAGTGGAGCACGCCAAGAGTTTGTTGCTAGTCCCCATCCATCTGCGTGTAATGAAAATGGTTCAGCGCCATTGGATCTTCTAAAGAGCCAGTACCCATTGTTCATGTTCTGGAAATACATATGATCAGAATGCCACTGAATTTTATTATGCTCTCCAGTCCACGCTACGTGGTTACCTTGGATAGCACCTGCAATTCT